CGTCAACCGCAATGCCCGGCTTCCACTCCGGCGTAGCCGCCTGCATCGTGAGCAGTTCTTCGTCCGTCACGCCGTCATTTGCCACGGCATAACGCAGGCCCGCGCCCATCTTCCGGCGCAGCGCGCGAAAAGGCGCAAGGCGCGCTGCTTCCGCCGCTTTCCTCGCCTGATCCTGCGCGGCGATCTCTTCATCCGTGAGGGTGTGTTCCGGCGTGATGTTGGTGTTCTCGTTCTCTGCCATGTTCTTCCCTCCTATCAGGTCGTAAGCTCGGCTGTGGCTGCTTCAAGGGCTTCAACGCGGTCGTTCAGTGCGCGAATCTGCGCCTGTGAAACGCAGTAGAGCCAGTCGAAGGCAACAGAGAGATGAAGAAGGTTTTCTTCGATGTTGTTGAAGTTGGTCGCGGACAGCGGCGTGCCTTGCGTTATGACCTCGCCGGGGGCTTCGGTGTACGTGTTGGTTCCGTCGCCGTTATCCGTCTCCGTGTATGTGTGCGGTTTTTCGACGACGCGATCTTTCCAGTTTGTCCGTTTGTATGCCACGGCAAATCCCTCCTTTCCTAGTTCTCGGTGATGGTAAAGACAAATCTATACAAAATGCCCTCTTGCATCGCCTTGCGGGTAATGGATTCCGTTTTGCTCGCCCAGAGCGCGCCGTTACGGTCGTAAAGCTGCACTTCGGTGATGGTGATGTCCCCTGCGACCGTGTGGTCTATAAGGAACATGATTGCCACCCTGCCATCCGAAAGGATTTCAGCGCTTTGGATGGGTACTTGGTAATACGTGCTGCCAACCTTGTACTTGGCGCTTACGATGTTGTCTGTGAAGCAATTTTTCAACGCTGTCATTGCTGTGCTGGTAAGCATAGTTCTTCACGGCCCCTTTCTAGTGAGCGTCTGTGGCTGCGTATTTTGTTCCGCACATGGAATATGGAATGCTGTATGCGCTCCCTTCTGCCGCCATTTGTATGGATGCAGATTCCGCATCAGTGGTTATGCTGTAGTCGGGAATTACGCCTGTCTTGCTATCGCCGGTATGCGGATATGAAAAGACGAAAGGCTGCGCCTCGGATGCCACTTCCACGTCGGTTTCGGATTTTGCGTAGGCGGTGCTTATATCCGGCTTTGTTCCGGCCATTGTGTAGGGAAACTTGTATGGCGTAGCAATACCGCTAACCAGCACCTCTCCCTCGCTCCCCTTAAAGTCAATGGTCGGATATGGAAGCTGGCCTGCGTAAGCGTCGCCGCTCATGCGATAGGGAATCCTCCAGAATCCCGTTTCAATCGAAATCCTGATCGCGGTTGCGGCCTCGAACGCAAGTTCATAGCTCATGTGCGACGGCTTGTGGCGGTCGAGGTAGGCGATTATGTCGCGGACATTAAGCTCCTTCGGCGTGTCAGTCGCTATGATGTAAACACCGAAGGTGTAGCTTCCTACGTTGTCAACCACTTCGCAATCGCGTTCGTACATGATTCGTATGTAGCTCTCAATCTGAAACGGGTTGAGCGGCTTCGGTGTGCTGCGCATTGCCAGCACTCTTTGCCTACGGGTTTCAAGGCTCTGTCCCTCGACCGGCACTATGCCGTATCTTCGTTCCCAAAGTTCAATCGTCCATGTTGCGGTTTCCGGGAAAAGTTGATCTGGAAACGAGTTGATGATGTCCCAAAGCTGGTCGTACTCGATTCCGATTGCTTGAAATATCCATAGCCCCACATAACTGTCGTCGTAGATCGGCGATACGCGCTTTAACATCTTTTCGGCGGTGGGGCTGGTAATGATAACGTCTCGCCACGGCATAGCTACGCCTCCGTATCTGTAAGATTGATCGTCCCCACCGTGGGGTAATCGTCAACCGTTATGGCGATATTGGCCGCCGTGTTGTTGATAAGCAGCCCTGTGTAGTCAACCACTCCGGCTGTCTCGGATAATACGCTGCCCACGCGCGTATATCGGACATAGCCCTCCGCCTTGGCTTCCTCAAAATAGGCTTTGAGCGCTTCTGTAAAAGCGCTCGTTACTTCAAGGGCTGTTACGCCTTCTTCAAGCGTTATCGTGGCAGAAACGTTGATTGCGACCGCGCTGCATGTCGCTACGGTAAGTATCGCTCCTATCGGCGCAAGCCGTTCATCGCGGTTGTCTGGGGATATGATGTGGTTATAAACCGCCGTCATAAGGGTGCTGCTTGCAGGCTGCCCGTTCGCGTCCATGACGACCAGCTTTACCGTTCCCGTTCCTGCACCCTGCCATTCCGGGACAACGATTGCGGTTCCAATGCCATCAACCTCTAAGGCCCAGCGCTTATAGTCGCTGTCGCATCCAACGAACGAACTTTCGTTGTTTCTGTCCTTCTCCATGATTCTTGCCCGCAGCGCTTCGTCCGTCTCTGTTTCCGCGCCGCCAGTAATCGGCTCTGGGTTGGTGATTGTCGCCACTCCACCGATGGGCGCGGACATGAGTGTTACGCAATTGGCCGGGACGTTGCCAACGGTGCCTGTTTCCGTGCAGGCAACGTGTACCGTAGCCGTCCCTGTGCTGTTGATCGTCACCGCTTCCGTAACTTCAAACTCGACGTTCGGGGCGATTGCCGTGCTGGGCGTGCAAAAACGGAATCCGACCGGGAACGTGGTTCCCTCCGCGCCCGTGACCGTCAGTTCTCCCGATGCTGCCGTAGCCTGCCTGCGCATAAGGCCCGCGCTTGCGGCCAGCTTGTCCAAATATCCGCCGTAGCTCCATTCCGGGAAAAAGACCTGTATCGCGTCATTGAGCGCAACGAGAAGTTCGGCCTTGTGAAGTCGTGCGCAAATCCGCCGTCTGTTTTGTCGATGTCATCCGGGAGGTTTTCGAGCATCCTTGCGTGTATTACATCATCGTCTACCTCCGCTATCAACTCCGGGGGCGTATAGGTGGTATCAGTTTCCATGCGTTCGCCTCCTTAAACTACGTTGAGGGCTATGTCAAAAGCCGCCCAGTTCTTCGGCTTGACGGTAAATGCTGTGTATAAAGCGTCTCCGTCCCACTCGAAGGAAAAATCATAGACGCGATCTGTGCAAGGGTTGGCAAGCAACGCCTCGCTTATGTTCCGTTCAAAGGCCGCTTGTACGGCCTCTCGTGACGTTTCTGCGAGCGCCGATTCGTGGTCTACTCCAACATCCATATAGCTCAAACAAGCGCCCCTCTGCGTTTTTAACGCTTTTAACACCCATAGGATGTAAGCGTCCTGCCCGTCCACCATGACGATGCGATTTGCGCCGTCCCTTACAAAGTCTCCTTTTTCGTAGTCAAACAACGGCGAAGGCAAAAAGGTTTGCTCTTTGTCTTCGTCATCTGGCACGGCTGATGGAATCTCGAAGACGGGATAAAGGGTTTCGGCTGCTTCCATCTGAAATCACCCCTTGTCAAATTACGCTATCCGCCGAGAGTATGACATCCACAACAACAGCGTCGTTTTGTACCCACGCAACAAGCACGCGGTCGCCCTTTGCCAACGCCTCGCGCGTTGAGATTCTAACCGTATGGCTGTGGCTTCCGTAGTCGCCGACGCTCCTAGATGATGTCGTAGCCTCAACGGTACGGCTTTTTAGGTGCCTGCAAACAAGGTAATCGCTACGCGGAATGGGAATAGGGTAGCTGTTTGTAAGCAGACTGCCGTCGCTTTGAATTACTCCAAAATCGAGCAGCAAACTCGTATCCTGCTCATTCCGCGCGATGTCTTTAAGCACTCCCGCGAGACGGCTTATTCCGGGGCTATTGCTGCCCTTGCTCATAAGGCTCTACCTCCATCCTCATCGTCATCGTTGTGGCGTTGTGGCTGATACCTTTGATGCAGAAATAGCCGGTCATGCGGTCTAGTGTTATGTAAACGAGGTCGCCCTTTCGAATGGCGGGAAGGTCTGGGGCCTGCAAAGTAATCGTCCTTGTCGGCTTGCCTTTTTCGTCCAACAGCTCTTGGGCCTCTTTTTTTGCATCCGCGAGGCTGCCGCTCCCCATGCTCACATACGACTGCAAAATGCCATACTTTGTGTCGCCGTCAATCGTGGCTTCTACCTTGGGACGCCCGTTGCCGTCTTCCTTGCCGGTCACGATAACGCGGGTCACGAGCGAAGTCATACTGTATTTATCTTGGCTGCTTGTGAGGTTGTTGTAGGCTGTAAAGCCATATATATCTCCGTTTCCTCCGACCGCTACAACATCCGCTTTTCCGGCGTTTGCGCGGATGATTGCCTTTCCGCCGCCTAGCTTCTTTGCGTCATCAAGGGTTTCGGTGAGCATTGCCGATACCGTTTTGCTCTTGTAGAGTATCTTCTGATGCGAAACGTCCGGGGCTGTGTATTCGCCCATCGGAACGTTCCAGCTTTTGAGGATGTCAGAGATAATTGCCTTTGTCTTCTGGCCTGCGGCGTAGTATTTGCTATCCGTTGATTTCTGGAGGTAATAGAGCATATCGTAGCAAGTGAGGATGATCGCGTCATCTTGGATGCGCGAATGCTCCCATGTCCATATCGTTCCTCTAAAAATCTCGGTAAGCCCGCGCCCCCAATCGGCGTAAAGGTATATAACGGTGCATAGAGCGAGCGTATCTGAAATACGCCCGCCCTCATACGCTATATCCCTGATCGTTAGATTGAGCCGCACGGCAAGCTCCCGCTCGTTTTCCTCCCAAGCGATGTTCTCGGCAATGTTTTCCATTTTGATCTGCTTGCC